CTTGTTAAACTTTCACCACGTTCAAATAGATTAATAAATATGTAAGCTGTTGTAGTACCTATGTAAATCATGCTAACCTAATAACGATTAATATCCTTTGTTGTTGTTATTTAATAAAAAAGGGGCTACAAAATGCAGCCCCTCAAAACTAAAACTAAATATGAAAGAGAGAATTATGGGTTTGTCGTTACTATTGAAGCACCCGTTAAATCGGCTACAAAAGGGGCAGCATCATATTCACTGCCTGTAAAACTTAAAACATAGCCACTCATATCACCTGCTGCCGTTCCCGACTGCCCTGCTACTGTGGTTACATTCATTCCTTTTATCTTACCTAATAAAAGTAAATTATCGTTATTATCTTTTACAATTATATGAGGTCTGCCTTTAGCCAATAACTTAATTTCATCGCTATCAACTGCCCTTAATTTGTGTAAAGTAATCTCAAGGGCTTGTTCATAAAAAATGCTTCCGCTTTCGGCAGATGCTGTTAATGTTTCGGTTAAGTTTCCTGTATAGTCGGGTAGTTGGTACTGATAAAGAGTTTTGCCTGTTAAAGCACCCGTAGCAATTGCACCGTCTGTAACGGTCAATCCACTAAGGTCGCCAAAATCAGCAAAGTAAACGGTATTAATACCGCCTACTTGCTCTTTACACTGCCACAAACGCCCTGATGTTAAATCACAAGCCATTTTGAATTTCTTTTAATTATGAATAATATACTATATTGCTCCCGTTGGTTAATTGCGTGCCACCTGTCATTCTTGCTACAAATCTCACATTATCTGAGCCGTCAGTTGCAGCCATGTCCACAACTCTAATTTCTGACATATCAGTCATTATGTTTGTACCAAAATGTAAATCTGATTTTCTTGCAGCAACCATTTTATTAGCACTCATTCCGTTTGCTATTACAATTGGAATACCTAAGTAATCAAATGGTTTTTCTCCTACATAAGATTCACCTCTGTAACCTGCACCTGTTCCTCCTGAATAGCCTGCACCAACTGCGGCTGTTGCTTGTTGATATAATTTAGCTGCTGAAATTGGCACATATATTTTAATATCATCTGCACTGTATAACGCATCAGGAATAGCTGCATAAACTTTTCCTATTTCAGCTAATATATTAGCTGCAGTTAGAGTAGTACCTGTAACATCAATTACATCTCCGTTAGCCGCTAATTTAGCTTCAAATCCGCCAAATGATCCACCCTGCCAAACTGCTACCTCAAAATCTTTAGCAATTAATTCTAAGTTCTTTTGAATGAAAAATTCTTGGAAAGAAGAAGGTAACTCTTGGTTTAACAATGCACCTCTCATTTCTAATTTCTCCCATTGACTGCGAAAATCTTTTTTACAAAGTTGGATATTTACTTGCAGGTCGGTAGGCTCTAATACTACATCGCTTAAAGATACATCGCCTGTTGGTGTAAAATCGCACGAAGCCGCTGATAAAAATCCTGTCGTGCCTAAACCTAAATTTCTAATGTTTAATTTATAATCAACGTTTTCATGTATAGTAATTACATTATCGTTAATTGTGTTACCTTGCAATATTGCAGGGTAAAAATAACCTGCGGCTTTTGTGCCTGCAAAATTACCTGATAAAGTTGTTTCTGTTGCCATTTTTTTAATTAATTTAATTTATTTTTAAAATATTCTATTCTTTGACTTAAAGACATTTTTAATAAATCGTCTTTTGTTATTTGTTTCACTGTGTTTTTCTCAGGGCTATGTTTTACCTTGTCCATTGGTTTAGATAATTCTACCAACTCATTGGTGATTACATCTACTGAACCTGCAACGGCTGAAAATTTCTCATCAATCAAACCTTTTAAAGTTGATAATTCAGCCTTTAATGATTCAATTTCTTTTTCAGCTTCAAACTTGGTTTCTTTAACCACGCTTTCAATAATTGCTTTTGCTTGTGGGCTTTGTGTTGGGGCTGCTTCTGCTACTGCGTTGGCATCTTGCTCAACATTTGTGCTTTCTTCTTCAACGTTTGCAGGTGTGTAGTTTGCAACGATTCCGTCATTTTCTACAACCAACATTGAACCATCTGCCAAAACGTATTCACCAACAGGTAACGGCATTTGCTCGCCATCTGCCATAATAAATACTTCAACGCCTGCTGCCCATTCATCGGCAGGTGAAGCGATGTTAGTAACACCATCTTCAAGCATTGATTCAACCATGAATTTAATCTCGTGAACTTGTGCGGCTTCTTCAGGTTTAAGGCCGTTTTCATCTGTATTGGTTAATTGATGTCCTAATTTTAAAAGGTACTCACCAATAGTTTCTTTGATATTTTTTTCTGCCATTTTTTAATTATTGCTTAACCTAATAACTAAATAAATGGGCTTGTGTTGCATTTAGAAACAAAAAAGCCCAAAGGATGCAACCTTTGGGCTTAAATTTAAATCCTATAAAAATGCAATTCTACAAATATAACAAATTGTATTTTACAAAATGTTACTCATCAAAATTTTTACTTTCAATTTCTCTAAGATTTAATCCATCTTTATAAATGGCATTGTGTTGGGTTAATTGCATTTTAACCTTTGCTCTATCTAACTCATATTTTAATAAGTTGTTAGCTTGCTTTACAAGGTTAGATTGTTCCCTTGCTTTCTCTACATTTATTTGACCGTTGTCTAATTTTTCCATTTGTTGGAAACAAAATGCTAATAATGATTTACTGTTTACAGGTTTCATAATATATTGGTTTTAATAAGTTACTTTTTTACTGAATAATTTAGTTAAATGGTCTATTGACCTTACTACCTCTTTGTCTGATACATAAACAAAATTAGCGTAATATAATTCTTCTGCAAGGTCTAATAAATAATCTTTGCGATTATCTATTAAATAATTTCTAATTTCCTCGTAATCTTGTTTTAGTTTTTCGTTATCAAGTATGATGTCAGAAAAATTTTTCTTTGTGCAAATTGCATATTTTTTTCTTCTATTATCAAAATACACATAATTAATTTCAAATCCATATTTTTCTAATTGAATACCTCTTAACCTAAAGTCTTTTAACTTATCATCTAAATTATAACTTTTATCTATTTCATAAAAATCTTTAGATTTAGATAGTGTATTTTCTAAAAGTTCTAATAAGTAATCACAATTTGAACTATAACCTTGATGGCAATTAGGGTATTCAAAATATAAAAACTCACCTTGAAAAAATAAAACGGTTGCATTTATATTTAAATCGCAAAAATTACTAAACATACTTGCCCATTCGCTACTTGAACCCTTTAGCCTTTTTTTATTTGCTTCGCATTCGTCAGTATGAACATCAAATATAATTTTTCTCATAACAAAAAAACCTTTGGCTTTCGAGGTTACGGACTCTACTCACCAAAGGCTTTAAAAAGTTTTTAAATAGTTGCCGTAACTCAACTTTGAAAAACAAATATAACTATAAAATTGATTTATACAAATCCATTCTAAATTTTGTCCACCTATGTGGGTTGTAATGTTCTAAAATTTCCTCTTGCAATCGTTTAGAAATTTGCTCAACGCTTGCTCGGTCTTTTGAAAGTAATGTTAATTTATCTGTCCAATCTTCGTTATGCTCAAAATAAATAATATTTTCACTTTCAAAATCTAAATAAGGTGGTGTTTTTGTAGTACAAATTAACTTACCCTTTACACCCGCTTCAACTACTTTTAAATTTGATTTGCAGCTGTTAAACTTTGTGGGCAATAAAGGCGCAATTGAAATGTCGGTGTCATCAAATAAAGTGCCGTATGTCCATTCATCTTTTGGCGGCTCAATTTTAAAGCCTAACTCTTTGTATTTTTCAACATACGCAACCGCATTTAGTTTGCTGTAATCTACCTTGCTAAATTTCAAATCCTCAAAATGCGTTTCACCTCCAAAAAACGATATTTTAACCTTACCTTTTCTTTTTGGTGATGGCTTCCATTGCATTTCATCGGTGTTAATTATGTTGGGTATTACCGTAACCCGTTTGTTATACGGTTTAATCATTTTAGCCAACCTTTTATTGGTGGTAATGATATGGTCAACACACCTAAAAGTTTTTATTGTTTGCTCTTCAAATTCTTTAGGGTATAAATGGCTTAAAATATGATGGTCGTCTAACTTCCAATAATCATCAATATCTAACACTAATTTGACGTGCGCTTTTTTTCTCAACCAATCTGTTATTCTTTCAATTTCTTCAAAGGCAATAAACCTTGTAAAAATTATCATATCAATTTTATTTAAATCAGTGTTTAAAATTGAAGATTGACTTACGGTTGTTAAAATTTCGGTGTCGGGGTAAGCCGCCTTTAACATAATATGCGGGCTAATTAACCTGTGGTAATTTACCGCCCCTTTCATTGTTGCTGCTGTTAGTATTCTCATCCTATAATATATTTACCTTTGTTTTCAATTTGTAATTTAGTTAATGCAACGTATCTAATCGCATCGCAAGCATGGTTGTAAAAGTCAATCGGTTTGTTTATCATATTACCGTTTTTATCCTTTTGCCATTTGTAATTCCTAAACTCTTTAACAATGTTTGGTGAGCCTTTAACTATGTTTATTTTGTGACGTTTTAAGATATCAATTCCATTCTTGATACTATCAGCACCTTTTACAACTCCTTTGGCGTTAAAACCCATTAAATAGATTTCTTGAATACTCTTTGGCTCGGCTGAATCGCAAATTATTTCCATCCGCCTATCAATGTTAAAACTTTTTAAATAGTTGCCTATTTCTTGATTTGTTAAACCTGTTTGGTATAATAATTCTTGAAGATATATTTCACCCTCAAACATTCCAAATTTAATTAAAGCGGTTGGGTCATTCGTATAGCCAAAATCTAATCCTGCAGCCGCCCATTTGCATTCAGGCCATTTATCAACTTCATTAAAATTAGCAAATATTTGTCCCTCTATAAATCCTTTTAACCCTAAACCGTAAACTCGCCAATAGTTTTCATCTTGGTCTTTTATCCTTTCAATCTTTTCAATTAATTCTTTAGGTAAAAAGGGGTTATCTAAATAAGTAGTAATAAAGAAATCGCACTCATTTTGTTTTTTAATATCCTCAACCCAAAAATCTTCTGAAGGGTTATAATCTATTATTACTTTTTCGGTGGTACGAATATCCAACTGAAAAAACTCTTCGTAGTTTATTTCGTTGGCCTCATTTATAAAAAGTATGTTTCTTTTACGACCTCTAATCTTTTGGGCTTGGTCTACTGAAATAAATTCAAAAAGGTTGCCGTTAAGCCTATAAATGTTTTCTGTTTTATTATGCAAAGATTCATCATATAAATCTGCATTTTGTAGTATCTCTATAAAATCTCGATAGACTGAACCTCTTAATGATGGAAATGATTTACGACAAATGGTAATGGTTTTACCCTTGTGTAAATTAGCATAGTAAATTAACCAAATTAAAATATTATAAGTCTTGCCTGACCTTGTGCCCCCTTGCTCAATTACATACTTGCTTTTTGAGTTTTCAAGATGCCAAAATACTTTATTTGTTTTGAGTTCCATCAATAACCCTAACCACTAATTGATTATCTGTGTCACCTGTATGCTCAACCGTTTGTTTATCCTTCCAACCGTAGTTAGCC